GTAAAGGACATACTTGTACTACCATCGTTTCCTGTGCCTTCACCGACTAGCGTTCGACCTTGCCCAAAGCGTTCCCATGTGCCACCTAAGAATGTACCAGGATTGGCATTGTTGTAAGTTATATAAACTGAGCCTACTGGATACATCGCACTCTTGATTGAATTAACTAATTTATTCCAATCACGATATTGAATTTCATTACCATTCTCCACCAACACGTGAGTTGATGATGTATTTTCACTCACTGAACTGAATTTGTATTTATTTGATACTAAGTCGCCATTCACAGTTAATCGGTTTGCATTATTACCATCTTGACCGAAGAAAGTAAGCGATTTTCCATCTTTACCAAAGTTAATCAACGTGTAAGTAGGTGTTACTGTTACAATTTGCCAAGAATAATCACTCATGAATTTATCTTTAACACCGAATGCAATTTCATACGTTATCGTTGTCGAGGTAAATAAATTACCTGCTTTGTAATCTTGATTCAATGTGTAATTGTTAGCCCACGAATTAATCTTATTCCATGAACTAGCACCACTTGCTCGATACTGAATATAGAATGATGTTACATTCTTATTACTTAAACTAGTAAATCCAACTTTGAAATGTAATAACGCATACGTTCCACTTGATTCATCTGCTGCATAGCCTGAGTTAGCACGCTTTGCACTTACATTTGTTAAACTAGGTGGATTGTATGCAACTACATTTATTGAACCACTCTTAGTAGCGGTACGACCACGTGAGTCTGTAACTGTGATTGTATAAGTTAACGTACCACTGTTTTGAATAGCTTGAGTTGTAAATGTGCTACCACTATACGTTTGGTCATTAAATTTAGTCGATACTGATGTGATCGTTGAGCCTTGATTACCACTTGTAGCAATCGAGAATTTTAACTTTGATTGACTCTGGACATATTGACCTATTCCTGCGCAAATAGAATTTGCATCAGATATTGATACAGTTCCGATACTAGGAACGACACCACTTCTTACTTTAATTGTCGCATTTACTGTTTTAGAGCCGACTGACGTTGAACCACTGATTGTTTCTAAAGTAAACGTAGCGATACTGCTTGTTGAATCAGGAATATTCTTTTCCCAATCGGTAGGAATGGTATAAGAAAAGCTAGGAGTTGTAGTACCACTAGCTATTGTTCCTATTTGTGTTTTTGTTCCATTCCAAGTTACATAAACTTTGTGACTGAAATTACTTGATGCACTTGTACCACTAATCTTAATTGCACTACCACAATCTAAACTCGGTTTATCAATTGATGGAGTAGTTGCACGTGGTATTGTTGTTAATTTTAAGCTACCACTACATGATCCTGTCGTTGGTAAATACGTTCCTCTGTCTGCATTGTTAAAAGACGCGCTTACTGATATTGATTTAGAACCGTCTGCATTGTGTGATACAGTAGTTGTCCCACTTGCTACCCATACAGTAGCGCCACTGTTTACTGTAGGTGTATGAACTGCATTGTGTACTACAGTGCCATTGATATTAACTACATACGTTTCTGACAACCCGTAATGATTATGGTATGCAGTGTTCGAACGGATACCAGCCCACCACTCAACTTGAGATGTGTTATTTTCAATTGAATAAGATTTCTCTGAAACATCTAATAATAATGAATACTTATCTGTCTGCCCTGTACTTATTCCTATGCTTCCACTAAATTGTGCCATTCAATCACCTACCTTATCTTTTTAAAGTCCAAAGAGCCATTTGCTCTTGGAACAAAGCCAAAGTTACCGATTTTTAAAGACTGCGTAAATTGTCCATCTGTAATGTACATTGTTTGATCGTTTATATAAGTAACTTTCGCACCATTCTTTTGAATCGACCATTCTTGATTTGTAATCTTAGTTTTAAATGCACTGTCTGATTTACCTAGAGTTAATCCATCGTTGTCAAAGCTCATGTAATTGTTTACGTTGTCTGTAGTTTTCTTCAAACCATCAATACGACCATTTACACTGTCGATTTGACCGCTCATCTCATTCTTAGCATCAGTTACCGATTGATTGATTGACCACGTAAAGTCCTTCTTTGTTTGAGTAAACTGTGATGATATATCCTTTTGATAATGTTCAAATGCAGAATTTGACACGTAAGTTTCTGAAACTTTTGAAGTAATTTCATTTGCTTTAGTCTCAATTGCAGATTGTCGCTTAATAGTTTCTTCATTTACTGCTTCCCATGAACTATCACAAACTGGTGTTGTATAAGTCGTTGAAGCAGGATTCTTATAAACGACTTTATACCGAGTCCATAAATATTTACCATTTGACCACGTTGGCATTGATTCAACCCATGAGCCGCCAGTTTGAGTAGTTTTTGAATCGCTCATGTAATATTGTTGAGTCATACTAGCTACACCAGTACCAGTCGCACCAGTAGGACCAGTCGGCCCTTGAGCACCTGTCGCTCCTTTGACACCTTGGACTCCTTGCGGACCTTGAATGCCTTGAGGACCTTGAGCTCCCGTAGCGCCTTTATCACCTTTCAATCCCTGAGGACCTTGAGGACCAACATCTCCTTTTAATCCCTGTACTCCTTGCGGTCCACGTTCTCCTGTGGCACCAGTGGCTCCTCTATCTCCTTGAGCTCCTTTTATTTTGGCCCATGTATAACTTGAAACTGAAGTAGAGTCAGCTTCAACAAAATCTGTATAAGTACCAATGTAATCACCTACAGTTTCTCCTGAATTAGAAGTAAATGTTTTACCACCATCATTTGAATACTTAACATGAAAATATGTTGTTTTTCCTGTAGCTCCATCTTTACCAGGAGTCCCATTTGTTCCATCTTTTACAGTTTGACTAGTTTTTGTGCCATCAGGATTGTTCACTGTAATAGTTGTAGTGTTTCCACTTTTACTAACAGATACAGTTGGAGATTTTCCATCAGCTCCTTTAGGACCTTGAGGCCCAGTAGCACCTTGAGGACCTGTTGCACCTTTGGGACCTTGCAAACCCGTATCGCCTTTCAAGCCTTGTGGTCCTTGTGGACCTGTTTGTCCTGTTTCGCCTTTGTCACCTTTCGCACCATTTACACCCATACGAGCTACAGAATATCCAACAGTAGGAGTACCACTTGTATAGTTAGTTGTAGTCTTTGTCCATAAATATGAGCCTTGAGCAACAGTAGGAATATCTTTAACCCAAGTTCCAGTAGGTACAGTAGTTCCAGAAGTAGAAGCTTGATATTCAACAATTGCACTTGCAACACCGCGACCATCGAACTCACCACTATTAGCACGATCAGTTAAACTATTGGCTTTATTTAATGCACTTGATGCATTACTGTTTGCACTGCTCGCAATTCCTTTAATCTCTGTTACAGACTCGGCTTGTATTGTTATTTTTTCTGAATTTTGTTTAATTGCAGTTTCAGTTTTGGTAACACGATTTGTTAAAGCGTTCAAATCTTTCTGAGCTTGCTCTGCATTAGCTTTAGCAGTATCTGCAGTTGATTGTGCGTTCTTAGCATTATTTATTGCAGTTTGAGCATTGTTTTGAGCAGTAGTTGCATCTTTCTGAGCCTGTGTGACATCTGACTCTGCCTTTGATAGCCTAGTCTTTGCATCACTTATCTCTTTTTCACTCGCATCAACGCGACCTGTAACTGTTTCTAGATTTAGTTTTGCATCCGCTAACTCTTTGTTAGCACTATCTAAATTTAATTGAGCACTATCTGCTTTTTTCTTCGCTTCATCTGCTAGAGTTTGAGCACTCTGAGCGTTACTTAATGCAGTACTAGCTTGAGTTTGAGCATCTGACGCTTTTTTCGTTGCCTCTGTAATATCTAACTGAGCCTGAGTTGTATCTGATTGCAATTTTTCAATAGAACTAGCATGAGTTGATATTGTATCTGCAGTTTGTTTGAATTGAGTGTTAACACTTCCTTCAAGCGTTGTTAAATCACTCTTAGAAGCATAAGTCTGTGAAACTGTAGTCGACAATTCACCGACTTTCTTTTCAATTTCTGTTGTAACATCTGCATGAATTGTTTTTGATTCAGTAGTTAAATCAACTTTTGTAGCATACGTTTCTTTTACTGAATTGATTTCTTTAGCATTTGCATTTGCTTGGTCAACCGCACTTTGAATTTGTTTCTTTGAATCAGTAATATCACCTTTAATTGCATCAATCTGTTTCTGAGCTTTGCCAGTGCTTGTATTCGCATCTTGTGCTAGTTGCTTAGCTTCACTCGATTGAGTGTTAGCAGCGTTAGCCAATTCATTCGCTTTACTTGCAGTCGTTTGAGCTTGCGTTGCCTTATCAACTGCTTCTTTCGATTGATTGTTAGCTTCTGATACTTGTGTATGAATCTCACCGATTTTTGCATCAATTTCATTCCAAGTGTTGTCAAAAATAGCTTTTGTATACTTGATTTCACTTGGATTAGCATACGTACACTTCCAACGTTTCCATAAAAACTTATCACTTTGATAGACCACATTTCCAACGAACCACTCACCACCGATTAATTCAGTCTTTGATGTAGAATAATAGAACTGTTCTTCGGCACTCACAAATGACTGACCATCTTCACCTTTGATCGTTGACCATCGGTATTTGGTTGGATCATCAGAACCATACTGTTTTGAGTCAGAATACTGACCAATAAATTTACGATTTGAATCTGTCAAACTAAAATCAACACGACCATCGAAACTGTTGGCATAGGCAATATGCACATATGCACTTGTTCCATTCTGACCGTCTTGTAATCGCATTACAGTGACTTCTGCACTTGCTTTAAGTATTTCACCACTCATGGCTTTGAATCTGTATACGGCCTTTTCTGTGAAATCTGAAGCGTTGACTGTGATTGTTTGGCTTGTTGATAATTGCTCATCATCCTTGAACCATGTAATTGAATACTTAGATGTGATATCAACCCCATCATCCTTTACCAATGCAGTCAATTTAGTTGAATCTGAATCCGTCTTAAACAAAACGCCATTTGAAGATACGATTGAACCTTCGTAAACCTTCTTCAATTCAATCATTTTGTTCATTTCACTAATCAAAGCCGAGCTAATCTGTGATTGTTTTTCTTCAAAGTTATCAAAAATAGTCTTGCATCGTTCTGGATCAGTGAAACAAATCTCTTGTTCTGTGATACGAGCTTCTAAATACAATGTAGGTGAATACTCTGCATCTTCAATCGTGAATGTATCACCAATATCACCATCCATATATGCGTCAACATCGTATGTAACTTTAGGGACACAGTTCTTTTTCAATTGAGCTAAAGCTTGACCGTACAACGTTTCTACATTTTCAGTTTCATAAGACCAAATTTGCACTGCGTACATATCATTTGAATGATTTGTGATTAGCGTTGAAGGGAATCTATCTCTAGATTGAGGGGCTAGTATATTGTTACCTTGAACTTTATACAAAACATTTCCATTTGCATCTCTAATAACTCGACCACTGATTGAGTTCAATTGCAATCCATTTGTTCCTGTAGGCCTGATTGCAGTGTATAACTCAGTAATATCACTTGTTTTAGTGATTCCGTAAATGTTGTTTGGGTATCTCAAGATCGTACTGCGTTTATCTGTTCCCATGCCTTGAACTGAATCTGAATGAGCACGATAAATATTCAATACAACATTTTTCAAAGAGTAATCATCATTCAATTGAGTTACGAACTCTAATTCTGCATCAAATACATTTGCGATTGAATACAGTCTTGCAAGTACTGTATCAGTACCTGTCCATTCGTGACTAATCTTCTTATTAGATACTTCATTCTTTCCAATCACAAAAGAGCGCTCAAATCCATACGCATTGATATATTCAACAAACGACATAGCTTTAGCATCTTTATATTCACCTACATATTCATTCGTCAATTCTAAGCAAAGACCATAGGCGGTAATACTTGTAGTATCACCACCTTTTTCAACGCTCATAATCGTTAAATGATAGTCTTTACCTTTACGTTTAAAACTTAGCTTGTTTCCTTCAACTAAAAAGACTGCATCATCATGTGCAGTCATTGTAGTAAATTCAAACGTATAAGATGAGCCTTTCAGATACGTGTGCAAGGTTTCATCAAAATAATGCATTGCATTAGGCACAGTATTGTCTAAAAACGCTAGAACCTTATTGTAAGGATTTAATATTGCAATTCTGATTTGTTCCATTATAGCCATGCCTCCCTTATTCTAGCTTTTACTGTCGGTTGAGATTTAGTCCATTCTGAGCACGTAACTTTAACTTCTGATGTTCCAACTGGTGCTTTAAAGTACTGAGTACCTAACACTTCATCTTCTGGTCTAGCCATTCCATTTACATAAATACGAGATGATTTTCCGTCAATAGTAATCTTAGTACTGCTTGGATACCTATTAGGAATATCTTTCCATTTCTCAACATTCATTTTTTCAAAATCAATGACATCAAATCCCATCATTGACATCACTTTGTTACCACTTCTATCTCCCCATTGTTTGAAAGCAATTTGAATCTTTGCACACTTCATGTTTTCAATCTCTGGGATGTAGAAGTTGTAGTATCTTGCCCAGAAGAAGAATCTAATGTTCGCTCCTTCTTTTAAAACATCGCAACTTCCCCATTTGTAATAAAAAGGATTCTGAGCTTGTAAATGTGATGTTGTAAATTGCCAATTTTTCAACACCTTACCATTTGCCCATATTTCATAATGGCCAGTGTTACCGATTGCATCTGTCTTGTACCAATTACATCCACAGATGAATTTATCATCTTCAGTTAAGAAGTTGATACACATTTCACCAGTCTGTCCCATAAGGCCGGCATAAAAACACAAATGAAACCAACAATAGAAATTCTTAGCGCCACTTGCATCTCCACTTGAATCTGCAGGTAATACCAATGTTCTTAATCCACCGTTTGCATTTCCTTTTTTTGTTCCAACCGAACCTAATCCAATAAACTTTTTATCAAACCAAGTGTGTTCGGCTAGCGTTCCATTTGTTCCATAACTTGGATGCATTACATCAGTACCGCCAATATCATCTGAACATTTATAAAAATCATCAATAGATGCTAACCATTCACTTTGTTTGTACGTCTCACCATCCAATTCTTCAATTTTTCCATATTGCATGATTCCTTCTTCAGATACCAAACCAATATATCCTGTTTCAGATGTTGTCTGAATATCATAATCAACACTAACTGGTACACTTCCTTCATTGACGATATTCAAAACTCCATCAGTAGCAGTAAACTCTTTTTCTGTGGTTGAATACTTCCTAGGGTCTGAGCAATAAATCTCAATTTCACCAATTACATAATTTGTACCACCATCCACTTCATCATTTGAAGTTTTAGTGCCAATGAAATATTTGTCAGTTTCATCATTAAAATAAATCTTAACTTGTTCACCACTTAGCAATAAATTCATCTTGTTATATGCATCTCTAAATTCTTTATTGCTAGATGCATTTATCTGATATTTCACTGTGATCGTGCGCGGTTTCAAGTATTTTTCTTTCCAAATCGTTCCATCAAGGCCTTCGATTTCTTTAACTTTAAATTCAGAACCAATCAATTCTCTACCGCTTACTGTCAATGTTCTATATCCGTTTATTTCATTTTCTAAAAATTTACCATTAAAATTCATGGCTTCACTAGGTAAATTGCTACCTAGTGTGCCACTTGTATCTGTTGTATCTCTAAATCCGTATAGCATGATTTACACAACACCTACCAATCTATCTTTGAATCTAGCACTCTTATTTAATTCTTCTTCAGTATATCTATTAGAAGCCTTTGCTAATGTTCGACCGTCGAGAGTCAATGTTGAATTAAATGTAAAGCTTTGATTTGAATTAAAATCATAAGTTGTTGAATTAACATTACTTACTCCATCCATTCTAAATCCGAAACCATCCAATGCTTGAGCGCTAGGAATACTTACGATTGATTCAGTAGCTTTTCTAACCATTCGTTCAGTCTGCTCAATACCAATTGCGAATCCTTTACCGATGTAATTACCAATTAACATAAATATACGTGAAGGAGAATGAACTTTAGCTGCTGCACGAGTAGCTTTTTCTGCTTCTTGTGCCAATCGTGTAGCAACCGCACTAACTCTACCTAATGTGCTTTCCATACCATTGGCCAATCCATTACCAATCATTTGACCGACCGAATAAGCACCACTGGAAGCCGATTTCAAAGCACTTGTAATATTTCTCGACGTTGAACGAGCAACGCTTACAGATTGAGTTAATCCGCTCTGTAATCCAGTCTTGAATTTAGTACCTAACTGTGTACCTGCTTGTCCACCTTGATTTGCGACTTGCATTAATGCATTACTTAATGCAGTCAATGATGAACTAGCTACAGATGTAGCACTTGTGATTAGGATTAAGCTCGATGCAAATTGAGTCATTGCACTGCTTGCACTCGCCAAAGGCCCACTGATTGATTCGATACCGCTAAACGAACTGATAACACTAGGCATTACACCTGCTAATGCGCTTAGGCTTTCTGTGTAGCCAACCATCAATCCTAATCCAATAGCTAAGTTCATGATTTGAGTACCTGCATCACCAATACCACTTGATGCAGTAGCTATCGCACCTACACCTGTTGCGACTGCTCCTAATGATGCGGCCATATCGAGCAAATCCAAACTAGTAATGATTTGAATTCCTTTGGCCAATTCTTTAAATCCTTTACCTGCATTTAATGCAGACTGTCCAATAGAATCAATCACACCTGCTAATGAATCCAAAATACCACTTACTGCATCACCGAACGATGTAATCACATCAGATGCCGACTCAAATACTTGTGATATTGAATCACCTAACTGTTGAACCAAATCTTTGACTGATTCCACAATTGGTTGAATGTTCTGAACCAATGCAATAAACACATCACAAATTGATTGAATCGCATCAGATGCAGCTTGTACCATGTCTGCAATTGCAGGTGCAAACAGAGCAATTGCTTGAACAATCTGAACGATCGCATTGGCTACTATTTGAACAACACTTTCAATAACTGGCCCAATTGCATTAATGATATTAGATATTGCATTGCCAACTGATTCAATCACTGTACCGAATGCGTCACCGAACGCCTCAACTAATGGACTTAATTGTGCGAATGCATCACAAATTGTAGGTAATACCGGAGCTAATGCAATCAATGCTTGAGTTACTGCATCAATTGTAGTTGCAATCACTTCACTGAATGCTTTACCAAGTGATTCTGCAATTGAACTTAAACCATTACCACTTTCGCCGATTAAAGCAATTCCGGCCGCTACCATAAATAACGCACCGCCTAAGGCTAATATATTTACTGGATTAGCAACTTTAAGTATTTGAGCTAAACCTTTAAATGCACCATTCAATCCTTGTCCTAAACCTTGGAACGTAGCTTTTAATCCTTGACCTAATCCTTTTGATGCAGTACCGATTGATTGGCCAATTGATTTGATAATCGTAGCCATCTTACTTTTAGAGCCTTTAACTGCATTTGTAGCACCTTTGACTCCTTCTTCTGCATTTTTCTTGAAAATGCCAAAAGGATTAAAACTCTTCAAAAAATTAAAAGCCTTAAATCCACCTACAACTCCTAACGCTGAACCAACGATACCACTCAGTTGAGTGCCATTTAATTTACCGATAAATTTACTAACCGCACTAATCGCTTGTGATACAAATTTGACAACTTGGCCAAATGCTTGACCAAACTTTTCAATCAATCCTGTATCTTTGAATTGGCTCATTACATTCTTAATTGCGCCACTAACATCACTTAGTGCTTGTTTGAACGCTTTAATCGCGCCTGTATTCGCAAATGCTTTGCCGAACCTTTTAACTGTATCAACAACTTTATCAATTCCATTCGTTAATATATTCGCATCGAATCCATCCAAACCATCAATGATTGAGCTCAACGCTTTAATTCCAATCTGACTAAGCTTGTCATACGCAGGCATTAATTTATTGGCTAAAGTTTCTTGCAAACCGTCCATTGCTTGACCAACTGATTTATACTCTGTAGCCATCTTAGTAAATGCTTTACTGTTACCTGCTTTTTCTACTGCAGTAAAGAAATCTTCAGTCTTTACTGTTCCACTTTGGACTGCACTTACCAATTCAGAAGTACTCATACCCATTTCACGAGCGACCGCAGCAATACCTGCAGGAGTTTGTTCCAACATTAATTTGAAGTCTTGCCAAGCAACCATTGGCTTAGCAGCCATTTGCGTACCTTGTTGTGACAAGGTTTTCATCGCTTGTTTACGATTTTCCGCAGCCGATGCTAAACCACCGAATCCTTTCACCAATTGCAAACAGTTCTTAGTTCCGACTGCAGCTAACTGTGAATAAGTTTGAGACATATCAGATGCAGAATAAATCGTCTGTGTAGCATATTGTTGTAACGCTTTCTTTGTTTTGGTGATTTCGCTACTTGACTGGCCTAACATCTGCATATTGCCTTCAAACGTTTTCCATGCAACATTGGATGCAGAAAGCTCTGATATAGTTCCACTAATTGCACTTGTGACTGTATGCATCGCACTAGCACCTACACTAGCAAATGCACCGAATACCGCACTGCTTTTTAATTTGCTAAGGAATGAATCACTTTGTTTTGTCACACTTGATAATGTTTTAGATAAGTTCTTATCATTCGCGCTCAAGGTGACATTAACTTTATAGTTTTCTCCGCTTGCCATTATTCATCGCCTCGCTTTCTTTTTTTATATTCAATTAATCTTTCAATACGAGACTCTTCTTTTGTTTTGCTTTCGCCTTTTGGATTAAAAAACTTATCCAATTCTTTTTTTGCTTTCGTTCTGTTATAAAATTTTTCAAATGTTGAATAACGCAGACGTTGTGATTTTCCTTTACCAACTGGTGATTTAACCGCCATTTGTAAAAAAGCTCTCCAGTGCCTGTCATATTCGGCTTCTTCTTCTCTGTATAAATTAGCTTTGAGCATCAATTTATATTCGGCCAAAGTCACGCGATCCACTTGTTCAAATGTGGTAAAGTTTAAATTTTTAAAGCAAAAAAAAGCTACATCATCATAAATCTCTGTGATGTAGTCTATTTCTTTTTCGTCTTTGGTTTCGTTTTCGTTTCCGTTTCCGTCTGTTCCTCTGCCAATGCTTCCATAATCTGATTCATCAAGCTCTTCGATGCATTGGCTTTTAATAAAAAAGCTTTTACTTCTTGAATTAACGATTCAATATTAGTTGATTCATCTTCTAGATATTCCATTAAGGCCTTTTCTGTGATACGTGGCTTTTCTGTTTTGTTAGCAGTGTATAAAATATCAAACAAATCTTCGATATGACCATCTAACATACTAGCTACCACGTATTTGAATCCGTTTGGGATTGCTACTGAAATTGAAGCCATTTCTTTATATCGAGATTGAATCTCTTTCATGAATCCGATACCGAATCTAAATTCATATGTTGTTCCGTTAATTTCTAATTGCATATTCATAAGTTAAGTCTCCTTTTTTTGTCTCTTTTCGTTTTTTTGTTTATGCGCATAAATAAAAAAGGGAGAACTAAATCTCCCTATAGTTTTTGAAAACTATTCTGTTTGAGCAGTTGTATCAGTGAATGTATACAACGCTTCATCTAGCATTTCAGTAGGAACAGTTACATCTCCTTCTGCTCCTTTTCCTTCGATTCCGAATGTTAATGACATTTCTACCCAGTCGTCCGAAGGTGAGCTTTTTTCTGACTCTGTAATGTATGCTTGATAATAAGTTCCTTTATATTTACCACTAGTTGTCCCTGGCTCTGCTAAATTAATTTCCCATACTTCAACTTTCTCATTATTTAATTGAGCTTTCTTTAATAAATCAATCATTTTATCGCCAACTGCTAATACTGATGTAGAAGTGATTTCAATTTCTGGTTGGCTTGGTGAACGCAATGTACCATCTTTCGTCTGAGTTGTATCTGCATCGGTTGATACAGTATTACCATTTTCTTTTACAAAAGCTAAACGTAAAGCTGCACTTTTTTTAGCTTCTGCATTCAATGGTCTATACATATAAATGATTTTACTTCCATGTACACTTTCCATGTTTTATGTCCTCCTTAATTAAATGTATTTAAAATTCAAAGTGATTACTCCGTTTAAGTACGTTGTGCTTGTTGAATTATCGACCAATATTCTTCTTCCATCACATAAGCACATAATCGAATGTCCTTCGATTTTTAGTTGCTTTGCAATTCGCAAAATATCGTCCATAATGTTTGTTACTTCTTTTCGTTTATCTAAACGATAGTGCCATACATGAACATCTAAATTAAAATATCCATTTTCGCAGTCTTTAAATTGGCTCGGATTGTCATAAATTGAATACATCTGAATATATGGACAATTCGCATCATCAGGTGCTTGATCTAAATAATATGTGTCATATTTTTTATCCAATTCTTGTCCTAATAATTCATAAATTGATTCACTTATCATTTTGTTTCCACCAACTTTTTACATTCTTCAATAAGAACTTTCTTTCCTAATGATTGAGCAGGCCTCATAAACGGTTGTGCATCACCATGTTTTTTTGTTCCGAACTCAACGTATTGAGCGTATTCAACACCTTTTTTATTTTTGGCTAGAGCCTCAATAAATATGGTCTTACCACCACTTGCAAATCTATGTTGAATACTATCGCGCAAATCACCACTATCTTTTGGTACTAAATTCTTTGCGGTTTGTTCGGCTTTTTCACCTGCTTTAGCAACTGCCGATGCTACCTTTTCAACTGCAACTTTCTTTTTTGTTAAGGCTTTTTTCATCTCTGCCAATCCTTCAATTTGTACTCTCATTCAATCTCCTATCATCAAACTTTGTTTTGACTTTTTCTAAAGATAACTGAAGGCACATAGGCTTTGAGTCAAGTAACTCTTGGCATTGAACTACCTTATAAATGCTCGGTTGATTAGGTTCTCTAAAGAATCCACACTCAACATAATCTGCATCTTGTAATCCTGATTCAAAAGGAACAACCACAACTTTCGATATTTTTATATCGTTGTTGTACGCTCTGAAAAAGCGATTGTATCCTACTGTCTTTTGACCAAACGGAACGTAGCTTGATAAATCTTTCAAGATACCACCATTTCGGATTGATACAGATTTCAAGATTCCATCATTGAAAGTTGTATTACCTTGTGACTGCTTCTTGACTAACATCGCTTGCCCTTCCTAAATCACTAAAGAGAAGAATCTCATCTTTGTAATTAACTTTAAAATCATCAGTTGCATTTGATAAAGCGTATAGCACGTAATTCTTTAATAAACTTCTTGCAAATTCATCACTTTGAAAATCTGCAGAAGGACTATACTTCTTTAGATAAGCTAATCCCTCTGCGATTAAATGTTTTAGTTTTTCATTTGTGGAATCATCGCACCACTTGTAGCCTAAATCAACTTTGATTAGGTTTAATAAATATTCATCCATTTAGATTCCACCTTTCTATAAATTAAGCAGCAGCTTTTGTATTAACTTGACCTTCTACTGTAGTAGTTGACACAACTTTGAATGCTAACTCTTTCAATCCAGTAATATCTAATACTTGGAATGCGTTGTTATCCTTTGGTTGTCCATTACCATACAATTTAATCTTGTATGTTCTGTTATCATCCAAGAATGCGAACTTATCAGATGTTTCTAATTTACCTGCTTGAGCAGTACCGATACCCATCATATATTTTTTATCAATACCCATGATAGCTTTACCAGTTGGGCAATATACTGATTGGATGATATCAATTGGATATGGTGATTTATCTACCCAGTCACCTGCAGGTGTCTGAATACAAATTGCAGGTTTAACTAATCCATAATAATCATCAGGACTTACGACCATGAATAATCCTGTAACCTTACGAGCTTTTCCGTTACGACCTTTTGCCATAGCTTTGATTACATCTGCCAATCCTTTTGGTGTCCAATTAACTACTTTTTTAGCAGTCTTAGCAGTGTAAGTTGTTTTACCACTATTTGTTGTACCTTTAGATAAATCGGCCATCATACCGATAGGACCTTGGTCAGATACCAAGTTGTTCAACGCTGCATCTTCAATACCATTTGATAATGCATCATATAACAATGTACGAACAAATCTATCTAAATAAACTGGTCCTAAATCTAACATTGATTCAGGAATAGGAACATAAGCACTTACTTTTAATTGGTAAATATCCATTTCTTCAAAAGACCCTGAAATTTCAGTAACGATCTTATCAGTCAATTTACCCCATGTAGCTTTATTATCTCCGGCTACACCGAATAATAATTTAACTTTTGCAGATGCAACTTGAATATCTAATTTAGATAACAATGGATGTTCATTTTCGATTTCTGAGAAAATATCTTCGATAACTGTTTCAGGTAATACAGTGTCGATGCTGTCAATTGACTGACGGAAATTGTCAGAACGCATTGCATCAATAACTTTGTTATAGAATGCTTTTTCAACAGAAGTTAACTGACGAGCCCCGCGTGCTTTTAAGATGTTTGAATCATCAACACGTAATGCTTCTTGTAAAATCTGTTCTGCTTTTGAATCTGTTTGATTCTCAATTAAATTGCTCAACGCTTCGAACAAACCATCTGAGTTTTTGTCGTTAATGGCTTGCTTTAAAGTTTCTAATAGTTCTTCTTTAGTTTTCATTAATTTATCCTCCTAATTTTTGCATTAAAAAAACCAACCATTTTCCTTATCAAAAGGTTCAACAGTTGGTGATTTTTCAAAAGGCTCATCGTCCTTTTCTTTATCGGCTTTACCTTCTTCTTTTTTAGAAGTATCTACACCGATAATTTCATCGCATAATCCTAAGTCAAAACATTCTTGAGCGGTTAGGTAACTTTCATTATCTAATAACTCATTAAGTTTTTCTTCTGTAAGCTTGTCTTTTGCTTTGCTTAAATATGCAATTCTTGACGAATCCATAATCTTGTCCATTCGGTCTGCTAACTTTCTAAAATCATTAGCATTACCACAACCATAAGTCCAACAGTTATGAATCATCATTTGTGATGTTGGATACATTTTAACAGTATCACCACACATCGCAATTACACTCGCAATTGATGCAGCTAAACCATCAATGATTACATTTACAGTTTTGTCAGAGCCTTTCAAAATGTTATGAATTGTGATTCCTTCAAATACCAATCCACCATTTGAATTAATGTGTAAATTAACTGTATCTACATCTTGATTTTCCTTTAAAAACTGAGTGATTGATTCGGCACTGATGCCTGATGTCTTTCCAGTCCACCAGTCTGTAGACTCACCAATTTCATCGTACAATTCAAGGTCTGCTTCATTTGGCTTAGCTTCATTAACTTGCATTCGCATTTGCATTACCTTCATCTTGGGCATTTGTTTTTCCTCCTTTCTCACTCGTTGATTGACTGGTTGAGTCGATACCACTGTAATTCTTAGTGATGTAATGCTCGTTCGCCCATTCTTCGTCAATCTCTTCCTCACCTAAAATGCGTAAGATGTTATTGATTGAATAAACACCACTACTAATTAATTTGTCGACTGAGTTAGCCATATCTAAAGCATCAATATGTTTGATTGCTTGAGTGTTGATTTTCATGTAAGTACCTTTTAAGTACTCATCTTCTGTGTAATGCTTTCCGTTGATTTCATCTTGAATCAATTTAACGATTGAATCTAAACAGAATGTTAGGAAGTCATCCACTGCTTTTGATGTATCTGCTACATCTCCATTACAAATATTCACTGGAATTAAAAAAGCCTTACAAGTGAGCTCTAAAGTATCATCTAATAAGGCCTTAATATCTCGAGTAGTTACTATATTTTTCTTTTCTTTTCCAAACTCTTCAAAACTCAAACCTTCGTATTCAGGTAACAAAGCATTATCTGCTTTCATAAAAGTTTTGACTTGATTGTTTAATAAATCCTTAATCTTGTTCTCTAATTCAGAGTTTGCTTGTAAACGACCAATGTGAGCTTTCATCTTAAATCCATTTGCTCGTTTATATGAACTTAATGCAGTTTGAATCAAAGATGTTTGCAATGCTAAAGTGCCATCTAAATATTCTTTTATTTTTTTATTGCCTAACTTGAAATGCATTACTCTTGATTGCTTGTATTCTCCATTAAGTTTCAAATCGCCGATTGTAATATCCTTGAACACGTGCTCGCCAAATACAATCGAATCGTCGACTGTGAATGAATCTGCAATGAATAACTTATCCGCTCTTTGCACAACCAATACTTCATCTTCATAGTAAAGCTTATGGATAAACTTGTTCCAAAACTCTGCACTCGATTGATTGTAGTTTGGCTTAACATTCAATAAATAATAAAAGCTATTCTTTTTTTCTTTTTTCTTTTCGTACGTTCTGAACTCGCATTTCGATATAGCTTTTGCAATTCGTTGTACACAAATCTCAAAGGCCAATTGTCGAGCGGTCAAAGATGCAAACTGTTCTTGCTCTGCCGTAATTGTTGCGGATTGAATCCACATATTTTTTTCATCTGCAAAATCTTTGCCGAATCCAAATATCTTTTTTAAAAAACCCATATTCTTCACTCCTTTCTTTTTTATCTAAAACGTAAGAACCCCAATATCAAAAGGTACACTTCCCAATGATTGAGGTAGCATATCTTCAATTGTCATTGATGCAGCTAATGACATGAATGGGTCTGTCTTTCTTGCTTTTGGCTCGATTTTTCCGATTAAATAATTTCCCATGTCTAACTCGCCATCTTTCGCCATCATTGATTTTTTAGCAGGCACTAATTTTGCATTGTTAGTTGCCCATCTCAAACAAGGTTGCTCACCCCATACGAAAAAGTGATTTAAAAAGCACCTATTAATAATAGGTACAACTTTCATGATGTCCGAATTTCTAACAAGCTTAATATTTTTATTTTCATAATTAAAACCAAGCCTATTCAATTCATCTTTCAATATTTCATATCTGTAACTATCCATTGCAACACCTTCAATAACATAATCATTCATCATTTGCTCAAGATACTCAGACACCAATTTAGGTGATATTTCAGGCTCATCCACTAATGTTACATATCCTTCATTTGCCCATTCTTTATACGGACATTTCAACCTCCACAATTCAGTTGACTGCATACATATCCAAGCATGATTTATATCGTATCGAATTTCATCTTGTTTAAAATGTAAATCAACCGCCATCCAGTCATTTGTTTTTGAAAAGTCAATTCCACAAACGCATGACCAACCTTTAAGATCAATAAAATCTTTATTCGTAGCTTTAATATCTTCCCATTTTGCGACTGGCATTGATTCCTTCGTCTGTCTGATATTCATTCGCTTAGTCATAAATGCGGATAAGCTTTGCGGAGAATTCAACCATTTGTTATATTCCTTACGCATCTCAACCAACAATGAAGGTTTGTATCTCAATGAAGGATTAGCTTTCCTCCAATTCAATTCATCATGTACTTCATCTTTATTGTTTAATCTGCAAATAAAATAAAAGCAGCCATTATCGTCGCTCCCTTTTTTTAAGACATCTGTTCCGGTATCTAACATATCGTCTAAAGGCCCATCTGGAACATCTCCATTTGTTGTAAAGTACCCAATTCTTGGATGAGGCTTCTTTCCTAAGCCAGTAGTGAATACGTTGATGTTATCGTAGTTTTCATAAGTGTGAATCTCATTCAAAAATACTGCACCACTTCGCAAACCATCCTTCCCTTTGGCATTGTTGGTATGGCCTTTAATACATCCTTTATTTTCGATGCCTCTGATTTTTTCTTGAGTCCATTTAAAAAACTTCTTAAACTTCTTCGGATTTTTTTCTAAAGTATCGTGAATATCTAACACTGGTCTTAAAGCTTGGTCCTCATTATAAGCACAAATATCAACGTCATAGTTTTCGATTGGATTATATGGACTAATCAAACACAAACTCATCCAAGATATTAATCCGTCTTTTCCTGCACCTCGTCCCATAAAAAAAAGGCCGTCATCCCATCTCGGTAATCCGTCCTCTTCTTTAAATGTACACAAGTAACATCCTATGCAGTATCTTTCCCATTCATATCCTCGGCCAAAGCCTAAATACTTACCTAATCCAATGTAATGCTCATAAAGTTCTAAATCGACAATCAACCTTTCATTCTGAAAGGCCCTCTCAACCATCGAACGCAGTTGCCATTGTTCAATACAAAACTCATCTTTATTCGCATCCATTAAATCAAAATATTCTTTACAGAATATTGGCAACGAACTCATAGTTCATCATCTTCATCTTCTTCATGTAAAGCACCGCCTAGCGATACAATCACTTTAATCAGTGCTTGTGTTGTGTTATTTGCTTGCTGGCAAGTTTTATTATACGTAGTCACTGCAGGACTCACATACATATTTTCTCTTCCCTTAACATATTCCTTCGTACAAACGACACCATCTTCTTCAATTTTCTTTTCCAAGCTTGTCAGAATATCAATTTGAGTCTCCAACCTCTTCAAAGTGCTTGCAAACAAAAAATTATCAACATATCCTTGTCGCTCAGCATCTTTTTTGAAATTATCCAAGCTTTTCTTTAGATCAATAGACTTATTCTCTTTTTTCATTCCTTAATCACCACCTATTTTCCAAATTTCTACATGACTTAGAAGAATTTCTCAACAGGAAAGGCCGCCCCCGCTCCGCTACCCCTTGAATCTGAACTCAAATTTTTGACCCGGGGGTAGTTAACAATTTTATTTTCTTCATAAATTTATCCAAAAATAAATGAGACTAACCTTACCATCTTTCTTCTGTGATTAAATCCTTTTCCTTTTCGCTTATTGATTTGAAATTTATAATCTTTTCAGGATGAACTTTGTTGTGACATTCATTGCATAAGCTAATCAATTGACGTTTATCATCATGATAAACAGATAAAGCTAAACTTGGATTGTCACGTAAGTGTATGATGTGATGAACTGTTTGAGCTTTAGTTATAATTCCATGTTGTTTACATAGTTGACATTCATTGTGGTCTAAGTGTAATACTTCAGCACGTTTATGTCTCCAAATAGATGAGTTATAAAAGTTCTTGCAAGCTACATTCCAATCACTTAAATCCTTGTGTTGATATAAATATTCAATCCATTCTGAGTCTGCCATATGTATTCCTCTCAATCATGCACCTATGATTCTAGGCACATGAGCGAAAGGAAAACTTAAAAGAGACTCATATGTGACAATAAAAGGGAGTATCTTTTTGATACCCCCTAAGTCGCATATTTTGTAAGAACTAAATTCTTACGTATCCATTATATCAGAGATTAAAGGGTACTTTAGTACGCTTTTTGTTTTATATTTGTTTGATTTGTTGTTTGATTAAAGATTTCATGTGCCGATTCACATTTGAAATATGGTATTGCATCTTCAATGATTCGTATGATTTGTTATCAAAGTAATCAAGAATAAATTGTACTTCATCATTTTGTTTAAGCAATTCAAGATATGACATTGCTTTGCATAGACTATATCTCGTAACTTGTAATTCCTGAATCAATTCATCTTCATAATCGAACATGATTCCTTTTGAGTTAACTGGATACTTAGTGCCTGGTGATTTATATCTTGCATCTTCATCGACTAATTTACCTTCTTCATCTTTAACTTTGATTGTTATACGTTGCCAATTCAACGGACTTTTGTAATCATGTGATTCATTTGTTAATTGGTCAGATACTTTGTTTAATTTAACCTCAAGCTCAGTGATACGAGCAATATACCAATCAATATTGCGTATCTGTCTGATTACATACGATGCATCTTCGTTTGAAATCATTAACCTAAATATCCTTTCGCTCTGTATGCACATTCAAGTTCGTAAACTGAAAGCTTATGATCTAAAAGATATTGAACTTCTTTTTTCATATTTCTTTTATTGATTTGCTCAGCTAAAAATAAATCTTGCTTTGTTAATTTGTATTGATAACTAATTGTAGCTAGTTCATCAATCTCTTTTTTAGCTTTCGCTGCACTCGATACAGTATTAGGACAAATATACATTTAATCACTTCCTTTTCTTTTTATTTTCGTTTACAACAACAGAACCACGACTCCATGATTCATCACCAGTGTGATATCTTCTTTCATTTGCTCTTTCCTGATGTTTCTTATATTCTTTTAACCCACAATTTTCACGTTCTAATTTAACGATGTAATCAATAGTCTTTTGCATACATTCTCTAATGTGCTCATCATGAATATCATTTACTGTTACATTCATTTTCGACATCCTTCAAATACTCAAACTCTTTCAACAATTCATTCTTTGTTCGCTCAAACTCTGATTCAATTTGCTTTTGTACATCAATCTTAGTTTGTTTGAACCATTTCTTCTTGAATTTCTTAACTGATTCTCTGTAAGTCTCTTCACTATAATCGCATGACTGCCACCATTCTAAGTCGTGAAGCAAATCAACTAAATCTTTCATCATTGCGTTTAATTGTGAATCGAACATTTCACCTACATATGTATCCTCGATTCTAGAATACATATAATTATAATGCCCACCGCTCATTCTAAATCCTCCACAAATTCGATTTGTTCTCTATCCACACAAAACATAGCACCATCTTCAAATGTAATATCGAATAAATTTGTAGCACTTCCATTGCCTGTTAGCATTTTCTGAACGTGTGTAATATTGCCAACTTTACCAATGTAATAGCTTTTGTATTTGCCTGTAGCACTAATCAAATCTTCCTTGTATTTATCATCTAAACACAGCAATCTAGCTTTTCGCATTATTAGATCACCTCACAATTATCTAATATTTCATGAATCGGAATACTTGTATCAATTTCTTTAAAATATCCTTTTTTATGCAATTCGAGCAGAGCTCTGTAATTTGAAACAAACTTACGCATTCCTCCATCTTTATATGCATTTAATAAGTCGTATTCAAACTGACTCAATTTGTATGTTGGCTTTTTGTAAGGACTTTTTAGCCATTCTTTTACCTTTTCGGTACATCCATGTCCTGTACTAAATCCACAATCAAGACATCTAACATCACTGCATTGATGAGGCTTTCCGTCGACTAGTGAAAATTGAAAACCACTATTTTCTATGATTTCGTCTTTGTAATGTTCATAATTAGTTTCTGACTTTTCTTCAAAATGCTCATTCGCTAATTTAGCTAAAAAATCCAAATCTTTAGTAAATTGTTCTTTTATGTGCGCAGGATGGTTTGATGCTATACAAAAGTCGTACATTCTCATTATTGCATCTTGATAATTTTCTTTTGTCATTTAAATCCACCTCATTCCATCTAATGCTTCTTGATATTTATTCATACGCTTTTAACTCCTCTTTAAGCTCATTTATAGCTTGTTTAACTTGTTTCAAGTCTAAATCTACATTGGCTACTAAATCTGCCATAACGCAATTAGAATAGCCTTGTAATGCACTTGATAGAGTTGAATGAAAAGAAATTTGTTTCTTGATTTCCGTCTCACTTCCATCTTTGCTTTTTTGAATTGCATCTTGAACTAAAGTGTAGCTTTTTCCATCTGATACAATACTGTATCCGTTCTTTAAATTAATCATTAAATTCTCCAGTCTTTACATATTCCAATGATTCAATAAATTCTTTGAATAATTCAATTTCTTTTTCTTTGTCAAAAATATTTAGTAAGCACATTCCCTCGTAAGCATCACTGTGATCATCACTCTTGTCATCTAAATATTTTCTGTTATTTTCGATTATTAGCAAATCATCCTTAATGCATTTCCTGTATTTTTTTATCAAATCATTAATTCTATCTTCAATCATTTTCTTTCTCCTTCATAAACACTGTCCATCGTGTTTTACCTCTCTTGTCGCCAAATAAAGGCTTATAATCAATAACTTTTAAAATTTCGCCAAATTTAATTTGCTCATCATTCCATTTAAAAATAAGAACTCCACAATCTTCTAATACTCGCATGCATTCTTGAAACCCTTGCTTAAGATCTTTTTTCCAAGTATTGATATCTAACACACCATATTTTTTGGCCAACCAAGAATTTTCTCCTGCATGAATCAAATGTGGTGGGTCAAATACAACTAATTTGAATGTGTTATCGTCAAATGGAATATTTCTAAAATCGCCTATTACATCAGGATTAACAGATAATGTCCTTCCATCACATAACGTATCTTCTAATATTCGATTATCCATAAAAACTGTGTGCTTATTGCTTTTGTCAAACCAAAACATTCTAGAACCACAGCATGCATCAAGAATATATTTATTCATTTTCTTTCTCCTAATCAATTGATTTAAACTTATGAATCCAACTTTGCAGATATTCAACTTGCTCTTGAACAAGCTCAAGAATTTTTTCTTCTGCTTCCAATTTAGCCTCTTCAATCGTTTCTGCATATAAATCATAAGGTTCATCACTTTCATATATATCTTCAATCTCAAAATCCGCATAGAACGCTCCACAATCATGAAATATAGTTGCGATAATTTCATCTTCGTAAAATCTTGTGAAATGAAGTTTATAATTCAAATCTTCTTCGTCATATTCCCAATATTTATCTTCATTACTGTTCATACAATCACATCCTCATCCTGTGGCATTTGATAAATTTCTTTCCATTCTTTTGTAAAAAATCTCCTCGTACAATTTGCGTCATCAGTGTGATAATGATGCTCAGTCATAATAGAAGTTTGTATTTCATCTAAAACTTTTAAAGCTTTTTCTCTCGTTGAATAAACACCTAAAGTATCGCTCCCTTTATCCCAAAATCCTGATATAAAACATTTGTTTTCGTCAACAAAAGTAACTATTACTTCGTTAACTTTTGTTAATATTCTTTTGTTTTGACTTCTAATCCACATAACTTACCCCTTTGAATTTTCTTTTAATTCTTTCACAAATCTTTTTAGCTCAAAATAAAGCAAAATTGGAAGTATAATCGGATAAAGGATTGTTGCTAATACAAAATAATCATTTGCTAAATAACTGATACCTTTTACGAAATATGCAACCCACATTCCAATCACAAGATAAACTACCAAAATAATTACAATATCGACTATAAGTTCAATATCCATTAGTACCCCTCCTTCAATCTCTGATAGTTGATTTTGTTCTTTCCACAATAAGCTTCATAAACACGCTCAATCGTAAATCCTAAGTATTCTGTGATTGCGATAAGTGCTTCAACTCTACTATCTGTAAAAGACGGTAAATCTGTTAAAACATAAACAAATTCTTTTTTTATGTTTTTCATTCCCCAAACATATTGCTTAATGTTTTCAACCATTACTTTTTCTTTTCTTAAGCCTTCTTCCCCACTCATGAAGTGATTTTGCCAACTTAGCACAAAATGCCAAATATCAACTAACTCGCCTAAAACCTTTTCTTTATCAACAGGTGCTTGCGTTTTCTTCCACCAACACCAGTTGGCTTTTAATTCATGAGTTAGCTCACCAATTTCATCTAGGATTGCTAGATTCAACTTTTCTTCATCAAGTTCTTCTAAGCCATATTCTTCCATGATGGCTTTATCTAGCTTGACTTGTTTCTTTAACATTTTTCTAATCAATTCAATATCTTTAGCGTTCATGTTTCTTAATCTCTCTTTCTAAATAACATTTTGCTTTTTTCAAATCTTCTAATTCTGTACCTTTATAAGGTGCTCGTGATATATATTTGATTACATTACCTAAATTAAAATTAAGATCGTGTGATTCAATATAATCAATAGGCTCTATTCCATGAGCACTGTAATGTTGTGGATGATTAACCATGTCGATTTCATCATCAGCTTTTTCTTCGTTAGACTTAAAACAATCTTTTATTTTTAAACAACTTGTCTCAGTGGCATAATTGTTATATTTGCATTCGCAACAAGGTAGTTCAAATTCTGATAAATTGCTATATATGCATTTCATACATTCTTTCTCTTTTTTAGGCTCGAAGTAATCCTTTGCTTTCAAATATGCCATAGTATCGTATTTATATGTTCCTTTACAATTTATACAAGGTTCTTCAAACTCTTCAAAATCTTCGTATACACATTCCTTACATCCATCATGCTTAATTGTTGATTGTTCTTCTTTTGGCTCAAATTTATCTTCATGCATCATATAGTTTGGAGTACATTCGCCAAATCTTTCTCTGCAATATTTACAAGGCTCTTGAATTTTTGACAAATATTCATATTTGCATCTACTGCATTTACTCATTTTTATTACCTCTACCAAAAGACTTTTCAAAAGCTTTACTAAGTGCTTCTTCAAATACTCTTGCTCCTTTTCTTTTTTTGTAAGTATGAATGCTATTCAAAATTTGCAGCCATATATTTACTACGATTGCAATGATCATTGAGATGCCTAATAAATATAGGCAATTAATAAATACTGTTTGTAAATTCATACTTACACCTCATCCAGAATTCTACTTTTTTGAATCGCAATTTCAATAAAGCGACGTTCAACCATTCTATACGCTTGTAACTCATCCAATTCGCCTAATAGTCTATTAACTTTATATTTAAGTTTCTCTAACCTATCATCATTAAATTGAGTTACTGCATCACCTCGTAAAAGGTTATCAATGAATTCATTCTCTGCATGAATCACATCTTTTTTGTTTTCATAACGAAAACCGTACACTTTTTCTCTATCTCTATATTCCAATAGCTTGAGTTCGTTCTTTTTGACTCTTTTATCTAGATAAAGTCTTATATTTTCAGTTGCTTTTTGTTTTGGGTCCATTTTTATGCTCCTTTCTTTATTGCATATATTTTTCATGACTAGATTTAACATTTGAATTTTTAACTTTGGCATAAATCAATGTTGTATCAATTTGCTCATGTCCTAACATAATTTGTACTTCCTCAATTGGCATTCCTTTATTCAACGCGATTGTTGCAGCGGTTCTTCTAAATTTATGAGGATATGCTTCAATGCCTAGTTTTTTCCCTAAATTTCTTATCATTACTTCCAAACAACTAACATTAATTTTTTCTAAATCTGATGTGAGAACTGGAGTGAATATATATTCACTATCTTTGTTTCGATAATTCAAATATTCTTTTAATTTCATTGCGCTTCTAACATTTAAATAACAAACTCGTTCTTTATTGCCTTTACCAACAACTTTCATTTCTCGCTTTTCCAAATTTAGATCACATAACTTAGCGCCTGTGATTTCTCCTGCTCTGCATCCAGTTGATAAAAGAACTTCAAATAGAGCAATATCTCTGATTGTTCTTTTATATTTTGTTGTTCCTTTATTTGATTTATTTTTTTGCTTGTTAAGTTCATCACGCATCATTTCAATTTCTAATTCAGTGAATGGCTTTCTTATATTTTTGTCTTCTTTTATTTTCTTAACTGCACACATTGGATTGCTTCTTATATAGTCATTTTCGACAAGCCATGTAAAAAACGATGAGAAATTACGTCTTTCATTATTTAATGACGTTTTCTTTAATTCAGGATAATCGAGCATACGTTTTGCAAAATGCATACGTATGTCATCTTTTGTAAAATCAACAACACTCTTTTTAATATATTCATGAAGCCATGTATTAAGAGTGTACGCATAAAACTTGATTGTTCTATCACTGCAACCGTCAATTTTCTTACTAACTAAAAACATTTTTATTAAATCGTCATCATTGCTAACATAGGTTGATACTTCATTTTTACATTCAATAATTTCAGAACCTTCAAGTGCTATATATAGTATTCCTCTAACTTTCACTAATTGTTCAGGCTCTAAATCTTTAACCAGTAATGCCATGCATTTGTTTATAAATTCATCTTTCACATAATTCACAACCTTTCACATACCACATCATTGTGCATAAAGTTTCGTTTTTTTCTTCTGCCAATGTATTGCCTTGAATAACTTTTGCAGGTATGCCACATAAATTAAATT